CTTGAAACGCAAAACTACGATGTCGAACAACCTGGTGTGCAATATCTCGAGTGGTATCAATTTCCAATGTGGCGTTAACCATTTCGAGTGGTGACCAATGTTGGTGTTTAATCAAATACTTAATTAAGCGTTCGCTAGTTTCCATATTGATTTGTGCTGTAGGATTTGAAACCTTTGCACAAAATGCAATAAGTTCCTGTAGATCTGTTAAACCTTCTGCTTCAAAATCATCCGTTGCTTTTGAATAGCATACTAGACGTACTGCTGTCATTTACTTTTCCTTTATGTGTAGATAAAATGTAGGGCGCAAAGGCCCTACACGTTTATGGGTGGTTACTGTCCTAATGCTGTATCTTTCCGTGCATTTTTTGTGTCAGTAATTTCTTTTCTAATTTCTTTAGCTGCCTTAGTGATTTCTTGTAGTGCCTTGCGAGCTCTTGTACCAGCTGCGCCGTTGCCTGCTTCAAATTTTACGTTCTCTTCCAAAAACGCCTCAAAGTTTGTTTTGAGGTTTTCTAAATTACTCATACTATTTTTCCTTTTAAAATGCGGCATTCGTTTGCTGCATGTTCTATTATATAAGCCTAGACTGTGTTTGTCAAGCATTAAAGTGGTTAAATACGTATATAATGAATGATTTTACTTTAATACCGTTTCACAATATTGTTAAGTTTGGGCAAAAGACCATGCTTGACCAGCCATTGTTTAATGTTAGCTGGATATTAGGCCGCTTTTGTAATTACAGTTGTAGCTACTGTTGGCCGTATGCAAACACGAATGTACCGGATCATCAGGAGTTTGAAATATATACTAATGCGCTTGATGAGATAAAACGTCAGGCTAGAGATAATGGCTTTACAGAATTCCACTTTAGCTTTAGTGGTGGTGAGCCTACTGCGTATAAGAAGTTTGGTGATTTAATAGAACACTATGCCAACGATGATGATGCTAAGTATCTAAGTTTGCATCTAACAACGAATTTAAGTCCAGGTAGTAAATGGTGGAACAGATTTATTGATGCTACACAGCATTTACACCGTCGAAGTATTACTGCAAGTTATCATGCAGAGTTTGCTAATGAACAAGAGTTTGGAGATAAATGTCTTCAGCTTATGAAAGGAGGAGTTTATGTTACGATCAATCAAGTTATGGTTCCTAAAATGTTTGAGGAACTTTACGAACGCCTGGAACGATTTGCCACCAGAGGTATCAATGTCACTCTCAAACCCCAATCTGACCCCACCGCATCTTTCGTTGTACATGGATACACTGAAGAACAAATCACAAGAATGCAAAGAGGATTCCCACAGCACTGGAAAGAAAAAGAAGTAATGCAAATGTACATGGAAGATGCCAAAGGCAACGACTATGGGTTGGACCAAGCTGAACGCATGAACGCTTTTGGATTTAATAAATTTAAAGATTGGACATGTAACGCAGGATATCAAAGCTGCATTATAAGCGGTGATACTGTCAAGAGAGCATATAGTTGTAGCGATAAACCATTAGGTACGCTACAGGGCGGTTTTACGCTGTTTAAGACACCAACTAAGTGTATTACCGATACATGTGTAAGTAGTGCAGACAGTAAGATACCAAAGGTAAAGTAATGAAGATTGATATTCAAGATATAAAGTTTTGGATGGACGCTATTCGCAACAGCGAAGATAGAGACCGTACACTTGAAAGTTTTTGGGGAGGCCAGTTAAAATCAAAAACTTGGTTAATTGAAACTTTAGAAAAGTCTAATCATGTTGCCAATGCTGAAGTAGTTATATTTGGTGGATGGAATGGAGTGTTAGCTAACATGCTGTTTAATAGTAGCATAGGGTTTAAACATATTACAAGTGTAGACATTGATCCTGTATGCGAAACCGTTGCATTGACAATTAACAAACGTCAAGAAATGGAAGGACGTTTTATAGCAGTAACATCAGATATGTGTGATTACGAATATACAAATAAACCTTATTTTGTTATTAATACAAGTTGCGAACATATTAGTCAACAACAATATAATAAATGGTTAAGTAATGTTCCAGAAGGCTCGAAGATAATATTACAATCAAATAACTATTTTGACCTTGAAGAACATGTTAACTGTAGTGCATCATTAGAAGAATTTGCAAGAAAGTCTAAGTTAAAAGTATTACACTCAGCTGAATTAGAATTACCTAAGTACAAAAGATTTATGATTATAGGAAACCTTTAATGTTTGACTTTAATGATCTAAAAACTATTCACATTGAGCTAACAACAAACTGTCAAGCAAAATGTCCAATGTGTTCAAGAAACATACACAGCGGAGTAGAAAATCCGCTATTACGAATAGTACAATGGACATTGGACGATTTTAAAACTATTATTAACAAAGAAGTACTAGACACAATTAACCGTGCGTACTTCTGTGGTAACTTTGGCGATCCATTACTAAATGACAGTCTTATTGATATGTGCAGATATGTAAAGGACACTAGTCCTAAGACAGCAATAGGTATACATACAAACGGTAGTTTAAGGAATGCAAAATGGTGGTCAGATCTAGCAAAAGCATTACCAGAAGACCATTGCGTTTACTTTGCTCTTGACGGACTAGAAGACACTCATAAATTATATAGAGTTGGCACAGATTGGAATCGTATTATTGAAAATGCAAAAACATTTATTGCAGCCGGAGGCCGTGCTAACTGGACATATATCAAATTCAAACACAACGAGCACCAAGTTGATAAATGTAGACAAATTGCAAAAGATTTAGGCTTCCAAGATTTCACAGTTAAAAACACATCAAGATTTTTAGTTGAGCCTAAGTATGATGTATGGGATAAAAATAAAATTCCACTGTATAGTTTAGAAGCACCATCTGATACCGAAACACACTTTTTACCTAAAGAAGTTATTGACAATTATAAATCAGTTTTAGACGAAGCAGAAATAGATTGTCATGTACAACAAATAAAAGAAATATACATTGATGGTTCTAAAACAGTATTACCATGTTGTTGGTTAGCACAAACTCCAATGACTCATTATGATCCTGCACATGTTTGCGAAGATGTTATAGATATGTTAAGAGGACAATATAGTAAAATGATAAGTGACTTTGGCGGTATAAGCAATCTTGATGCAACTAAAGGAATAAAAAATATTATTGACTCTGACGTTTGGCAAAACATATGGAAAAAGAAATGGAATGAAGATAAAATGCTAATGTGTGCAAGAACATGTGGTAAGTTTAAAACATTTAATATCTCACAACCACAAGATCAATTTATTGAAAGAGAAATGTTATGACAGATTGGCACTACGATAAAGAAGATACTAGATTAGGCAAGTTTCAAAGAGAGCTTGAATCTGTTTCTAGTAGTACGTTTTGTGTACTTCCGTGGATACACATGGCAACTAGGCCTAACGGTGATATGCGCTTATGTTGTACTGCTAATGCTAGTGGAGCTGGAGACGATCACGAAGTTGGTCTTGTAAAAATGGAAGATGGCAAACCTGCAAACTTTGGCAAACATACTCCAATGGAAGCATGGAATAACGATTACATGAAAAGTGTACGTACAACTATGCTTAAAGGAGAGATCCCTGCAAGTTGTAAAGGATGTTTCAAAGAAGAGTCACAAGGCATTGTTAGCAAACGTATATGGGAAAGTGCAACATGGAAAAATGATGAAGGTATTGATATACCAGAACTTATTGCACAAACACAAGAAGACGGAACCGTGCCTGAACAATTAAAATATCTGGATCTAAGATTAGGACATACATGCAATATTAAGTGTGTAATGTGTAGCCCGCATGATTCAAGTAAGTGGGTTGCGGACCATAAAAAACTTATTCCTGTACTACAAGACCCAGAAGTTAAAAGACAAATGCAATGGGATAAGAAACTTTTTAACAACAAATGGCACGAAAAAGATGCTTTTTGGCAAGAACTCAATGCGCAAATACCTTACCTTAAACAAGTATATTTTGCTGGAGGAGAGCCGTTAATGATCAAAGAGCATAAACGCTTTCTTAAAGAAATTATTACACAGGGCTATGCTGACAAAATTTTAGTAAGGTACAACTCCAATGGTTTGCTAGTTGACAACGAGTTAATTGATATATGGAGTAAGTTTAAGAAAGTTAAATTTGCAGTAAGTATCGACTCGTATAAAGAGCGTGACGAATACATCAGATTTCCAACTAACTTTAAACAAGTTGAAAGCACATTACATTTACTAGATAACACTCCCGACAACATTCATGTTAGCATTGCAACAGCAGTACAAATATTCAATATAAAAACTATACCCGAATTTATTAAATGGAAAGTTAATAGTAATTTTAAAAAGATGAATGTTGGTTTGATTGATGGACATATTATGGGAGGCGGCCTTTTAAATGCACACTTAGTACACATACCAACATTTTTAAATATTACAATACTGCCTGAAAAAGACAAGCAAGAAGTACGTGAAAAGTTCGCTGAACTAAAACAATGGTTATGGAACAACTTTACACAAGACGATGAGTTTTGGAAACACAATCCTAAAGGTTGGCGCCAATGGGAAGGGTTACTAAAGCACATGGATAGTTGTGATAACAGTCATATGTTACCTGGCTTTAAAGAGTATGTAAATAAATTAGATGCAATCCGTGGCTTGAATGCCGCATCAGTATTTCCGGAGTTATCACATTTACTATGACAGATATTATTAAGATTGTTAATACTAGAGAAGAAGATTATATAGCAATTACATACTTCCCTACAGATATTTGTAATTTTGATTGCACGTATTGTTTTCCAGGAAGTCACCCATCTAAATATAGATACAGAAAAGACACAGACTTTGTCATTGACAACTTTAAAAAATTATTTGCTTTTTATAAATTAAAATTTAATAAATCTAAAATATATTTTGAAATTGCCGGTGGCGGCGAACCAACACTATGGCCGGATTTATTAAAATTTTGCAAAGAAATTAAAAAAGTTCCAGACTTATCTATAGCACTAGTATGCAACGGATCAAGAACACTTCGTTGGTGGGACACTATTATTCCCTATATTGACGAAGTTATGTTAAGTTACCATAACGAATTTACAAAAACAGATCATTACATCAATGTAGCAGATTTGATTTGGGAGAATGGTAAGAAAGTAAATGCTATGGTATTAATGGATTATCCTAATTGGGATAAGTGTATCGATGCAATTGAACAAATGAAACAAAGTAAATACAACTGGTTTATAAATGCAAAAGAAGTAGTAACTGCTCCAGGGCACGATGTAGAATCATATACTTTAGAACAAAAAGAATATTTAAAACAACCTATTAAGCGGTTGCCTGATTCAAGTTATATACTAAACAATCTACAAGATTATAGAATGGTCGAAAGTGTTGCAATACTTAATAACGACAAAGTAGTTACAGCAGGTCCTAATTATTACTTAATAAACTCTATTAATAATTTTAAAGGATGGGCATGTAACGTAATATCTGAAAGAATAACTATTTTTCCTTCTGGCAAAATAACAGGATCGTGTAACATAGACTTTGATTATGATTTAAATTTATACTCGAACACGTTAGAAAAAGACTTAAAACAAGTTACATTACCTTATGTAACATGTACTATGAATTGTTGTGCTTGTCTAAGTGATAATCACATTACAAAATCAAAGCCAGCTATTATTCCTGCAGTACCTTTGTAAGAGGTATATCAGCAGCACACGTACACCATTTACGAGTACAAGTTATCCATTCTTCAGGCTGCTCAAAACTGCCATCATAGATGTTACCTATACTTCCACCTACTCTACAAGTAGCACGA